TTGCTATGCGTGAGTTGCCATTCGGTATTAATGTAACACAAGAGCAAGAAAAGATTGAGATTGAGAATATGCGTAAGTCGCTAGTTCAATCTCTGCAAGCCTATACACAAGCCATTCCACAGATGGCAGTGCAAGGTGGGGACCCATCAATGGTAATCAAGAAGGTGGCTGACGTTATCAAGGCGCGTCAAAAAGGCGTGCCAATTGAAGACGCAGTTGAAGAAGTATTTGCACCTGAAGAATTACCTCCTGCTGGCGCTCCACAGGTTGAGCAACCGTCCCCTGCTCCCGCTGCGCCAGCAGGAGGCGCTCTTGCCGAAGGCGCTCCGCCGTCTTTGCAAACATTATTGTCTAATTTAACATTAGGTGGAAAAGCAAGCGCTAGCGCCAGAACTTCTACTCAGAGGTAGTTATGCCACCCCGTAAAAAAATTAATAAGGCTAAACCAAAGCCAAAGCGTAAGCGCACAACAAAAGAACCTGTACTAGTAAAGATTGATTTCTGGGCTATTGCAGCAAAAGAAGTTTATGATGCTTGTGTCCGTGCTGGTTTTGATGAAGGAACTGCTATGGCATTTGCTATGGATAGGTCAAGTTATCCTGATTGGATAGTTGACCCGTTAGACCCAATTAAAAATCCCTTGGACGACTTTGATGAGGAGGAGGACAACTAATGGCAGAAATTAGAGAACAAGTTTCTGGAATTGGTGCTCAATCTAAAAGAACCGATTTGAATGTTTCTAAACAACCTGTTAGATATATTTCTGGTATGTCCAATATGGGACAGACAACTGGACAAGAAGTTTTAGACCAACAGTCGGGTGCACCTATGGTTGCTGTAGAAACACCCCGCGCACTGCCACCAATTGTGGATTTTAATGCGCCTACTCAATTTAAAAATGAACCTATTTCTTCAGGTGCTGATTATGACCTTACTACACCAGGATTATCATCTGTTATTCCACAACCAGTATCAGCCTTAACAACAATAGAAAAGGCTATGCAATACGACACTACAGGAGTATCCGAATTTCTTTACAGCAGAATGAATAGATAACCTATGTCAAACCAAGGTTTTATTCCAGTAACTATTGATTTAGATACTTTAGAAAATACACCAGAAATGATTCAAGTCAGAAACGCTGGTGCATTTACACCAGAAGAGTCTGCACGTTGGAATGGTATGGCTAGGTTAACCAACCTTAATACTTTTTTAATGACTGACCCTGATATAAATAATGCAAGAAATACTTTTAATGCCCTAGACCCAACAATACAAAAGGCTTTAATTGACTTCAACCCAGAGGCTGAGTATGCCAAACTTGATGAAAAAGGATTTTTAAGTAAATTCACAAAAAATTTATTTATAGTAAAATTACTTAAAGAACCTTTACCGACCCTTGTTTCAGCAGCCGAAACTTATACAAAGGCTGTGGAAAATACTGCCCTTAATGCTTTAGAGTTTAGCAAAAAAATTAGAGAAGCAGGTTTAAGTCTTTTTGGCGGACCAGATGCTTTTGAAAAAGTAAGTAATCCTGATTACTGGACTACAGGTTGGAATGCTTACAATAAATGGAACGAAATAGAAACAGATAAATTAGATAATTTTTACAATAAAGCAACTGGTGTATTTGTAAGAGGTATTCTTGATGGGAAAAATCAATTAGAAATTTTTCGGGAATACGGTGCCATTGATGAAGATATGGTTAAGATATATTCTAAGTTTGGAACACCAGAATTTGATGAAATTGCAGACCGTTATTCTCGCCAGAAAATAAATCTTGGAAGTAGAATTGTTGATTGGGCAGGAAGATTTGCTCCGTTAAAAGAAAAACCAACTGCAACCGATACTTTGCGTGAGGCTATTGCTGCCTCTGTTCTTAGTATTGGAGGTATGCGAAATGTAACAAGAAACAAATATGGTGAATTTGTTACAGAAAAATTATTTAAACCTGACGAGTATGGAGACCCAGGCACAGGTTTAGATATAGTTGCACTTGGAGTAGTGGACCCTTTGACTTATGTTACTTTTGGCGGCTCAAGAGGTATGGCTCTTACTGCTTCTGCTAAAACGGCAGCAGAGTTACAAAATGCTGCAAATGCTGCAGCATTGATAAGAAGTGTTGAGCAATTATTTACAGACCCTGCATTTTCTATTAAAAACAATAATTTTATTAATGACCTTAATATTTATAGAAATGCTTTAGACAATAAAGATTTAACTGCGGCTGGTGCTGCAAGAGTAAAAATATCATTAGACCATCCCGAATATGATGATGATGCGTGGTTGGGCTTACTAATGAAAAGCACTGTTGTTAAAGGTGACAAAGAAGTTCCTATTACTGATATGGATACTTACTTTGAATTCTTTAAGTCGGGTCAATATGTTAACTCATTAGTTAATGGAACTGTAAATAATATTATTACTGCCCGTGAAGGCGTAGTTGCTTTACAAAAACGTCAAAATTTATTTGTCAACAATTTAAGAAAGTTTAATGCTAAAGTATTTCAAGGTTTAGATACTGGTGTAGTAATAGGCGCTAAGCCGATGCCTGGCGAAGTTATAGACACTTGGACTGATTTTGAAAAAACAATCTTGGCTAGACCTGTTTTGGATGTTGCTGGTGCACCCGAAGAAATGTTGGATGAAATTGTTAAGAGTGAGACTTTACTAAAAAGCCTTACGAGACCAAAAGAATATGGCATTAAAAATGTCAATAGATTATTTGGTGAATTATTTACAACAATGCCAACTTCTCGTGGTCAAATTTTTTGGTCAGATGCTCTTGTTGATAAGGGATTAGATAACTTAAGAAGGTACGCACGTCTTATTACTGGGGATAGATTACGTGCTGAATTTATAACTCAGTTATATAAATCTTCAACTAGAAACGAACGAATTAATATAATGTATAATTTGGATAAATTATACTTACAAGAAATAGCAGGTGCTAGTTCTACGAATGCAGGTGTTGAACTAACACAGAGCATTTTAAATTCTAGGTACATTGGTTCTGAATTAGCCAGCGTTGCAAATTATTTAGAAGATGTCCCAGATGTGTTTAAAAATCTTAACGACGTAGAAACTTTGCCACCAGGTGCTAGTGCATTTATGCACCTAACAGATGGTATTACGTTATTTGATTTTGATGACATACTGCAAAAAGTCTATGGCAGTATGGGTAAGCCAGGAACAAGAGCCATAAGTTCTACTGAATATAAATATGGTCCCACAACATATAAAAATATATTTAAGAAACTTGGGTATTTATGGTGGACTGGCTCTACTAATAATGAAATATCTAGAATTATAAATCGTGGTTTAGTATTTTTATACCTCTTTCCTAAACTGGCTGTTAAAACCGCAACCGACGAAGCCACAGTTTTAGCAAATGTATCCAGTCCTGATTTGTTGGTTAATGGAATCGTTGGCAAAGGTCGTGCTTTAAGCGCAATTAATGTTGCTATTAAAGGTGACACTAGTTTCCAAGGTCCTGTAAAGTCAATATTGCTTGATTTGTTTGGCAAGAACCCTGCTAAATTTGCAGATGCTGCACAACGCAAGGAATTAACTTCTATGAAAATGGTAGAAATTCCTTTAAGAGACCCTGATACAGGCAAAGAAATAATTCAAAAAGAACTTTTAACTGCTGAAGAATTTTTTGGCAAACCGCCAGAAGAAATTTTGGTGGATGAAGCAATTGCTAAATATGGAAAAGTTCTTTCTCCAAAAGAAAAACAACGGTTTGCTGAGCATTTTATGCTAGAAGGAGATACCGTAAGTGATGCAATAATTGGTTCATCAGTTGCTTCTACTTATGGCGATTCACTTGCACCAGCAACAAGACTTGCTAAAGAAATTTATGGTAAAAGTCCTCTTACCAAAGCATTTGATTCGCTAGAACTTAAAGTGCTGTCTAAGCCATACTTGGTTAAGGCAAACAAATTAAATGAATTTGAAAGACAATTTGCTCAGTATAGTTATTTTTATAAGTTATTTGCAAAAAATGACAAGTATGGTGTAGAGCCTACTCGTATATTTATGAACTACAATGCTTTAAAAACTGAGCAGGATGTTCAAGGTTTTGTAAATACGATGATGGGTTGGTTTGGCTGGACAAAAGAACCTACTGCTAAGACTATTGCTAAGGCAATTAGGATAAATGATGAGTTTGGACAGGTTCAACAACTTCGTGCTGCTGGAAAATCTGAAGAAGAAATAAGTAAAATAATTATTAAAAATATGGCTATTGAGATGCGCTATATTTTTCACGGCGGTTCTGGTTATAATCAAAAACTGGTTGATTTGTTGCGTAAAAAAGCAGAAATAACTGTAGAAAAAATTTCTAAAGCGCAAGAAATTTCTGATTATAAAATAGCAAAGCGTGAGCGTGCGGGTGTCAAAGAAGTAGTTAGTGATGCCGAACTTGCAAGAAGGCAAAAATATTATCGTGAAGCAACTGCCTGGAGAACAATAGTTGGAAAATTAAACTGGGAAGAATTTGAAGAGGCAACAAAAGGGTTTGTCATCAAAGGCGAAATTAAAACAGATGTTGCTTTTCCTGAAGTTTTAAAAGTTGCTAAAGAAGCAGGTGATATTAAGTCCCGTGCCACAAATGCTATTGCTACAGGATTTAGAGCAATGGACCGCACAAGCAATGACCTTACACGTTCCGATGTTTACTTCTTAAAAGTGCTTGAAGAAAGAGAAAAGTTAGAAGCAAATGAAGAATTATATACTAACTATCTTATTTCTCAAGGCGTTGATAAAGAAAATGCTTTAGTTCAATCTGCTGCTGTAATGGCTAATCAGGCAAGATATAACGCAGCAAATTATATGTTAAAGTATGTAGACAATCCTGCACTGCGTTCTCAGTTAGCATTTAATATGCGAATAGTTGGGCGTTTTATTCGTGCTACTGAAGATTTTGCTAAGAGAAGTTTGCGTTGGATGCTAAAACATCCTGCATCTATTCCTTATAGAATAGGTCATTTAAGCCACGCTACCGATGGTTCTGGTATTACTTATACAGATGATGACGGCAATACATATGTAGTAATTCCTAACGATGGAGTCTTTTGGCAAGACATAGCACCAGCAATAGTAATGCTTGGAACTCCTCAAGGCTTAATTACTGCAGGCAAAATAGGTATTGATGGTTTACGTGGTCAATCTATTAAAGACAGTCCTTATTGGGGTTTCTTTAAACAGGTTGAATGGAATCAATATACAATGAAAATATCTGTTTTGAATCCATCGCTTATGGAAAATTCTGGTGTTTATACATTGTTAGGTCCTAATATTGGATTACCAGTTATAGGTATTAGAGATTTTCTAGTAGGTAAATTAGCCCTAAGTCAACAAAGTCCAGAACTTGCTCAGTTTGGTTTATCAATAGATAACATTTTGTTGGGGGAAATTTCCGATGACACTACAATTTGGCGTTCATTAATTCCGCCTGCTATAAATAATTTCTTTAAATCTCTTGATGGGGAGTACAAGGATAATCAAGGTGCTATTGCTGCATATCAGGCTATTGCTTATATGCAATATATTAATCCTAAAAAAGCAGAAGACTTTTTAAATAGTACGGGAGATGTAGACCCAGGAAAAGCGCAAGAGTTTTTAAATGAATGGCGAATTCAAGTTGCCAACGTGTTAGCGCAAAAGGCTGGATTTAATACAATGTTTGCTTCGCCATTAGCATTGGGAAGTCCTGAGATTTCTAAGTATTTAAGAAATAATGGAACTGTAACTTTTACAAAAGAGTACGGAGATATACTTAGGGCTGTACTAGATTATAATCAGGAAAATGGTTATTTTATTAAAGACCCGTATGCAACGGCAGTCTCTTTGCACGCCTTAGAAAGACCTGGCAAACTAATATTTCAGGTACCTAAAAATCTCAGAGAAACACCTATAGCGATAAACTATACAATGGAAACTTATCTATGGGGTGTAAAAAATAGAAAGTTTATCCAGAAATATCCTAACGCTAGTTGGGTATTTGCTCCGAATGTCGGCGAGTATGACCCTAGAGTTATTGCTTATATGGAAGCAGCCGACTTAATACCTGTAGGTAAAAATCCATTTGATGATAACAATGCGGCATTAAGGTCTTATATTGAAAAAACTACTGTTGCTAAACAGTTGTATGAATATTTTCAGTATGATAAAGAAGTTGAAAGACTACTTAACGACCCCAATAATCCTCGTAGAAATTTTGTGGATTATCGTACAGAAATAATGCGAAAGGCTGATGTAGAAAAGGAAGCCTTAAAGTTAAGTAATCCTCTGTTGAAGCACGTATTGGAAACGCAAAAGGTTATAACTACAGAAGAACTAAGAAATAATTTTAATGAATTAAAAACAATTGTTAATCAAAATCTATTTCCAAAAGAAGTAGGTTTAGATACTAGAGATTTGTTAAAAATTATGGTTCGTTCTGCATCTGAATTACTTGTTGTAACAGAAAACAATGCAGTGGCTAGACAGTATCTAGGAGATACAGAGTTACGGCAGCAAGTAGAGGTTATGTATTCTCAATATCAAGATATTGCTAGACAAAATCCTATTTTAGGACAAGCCTGGACAGCAATTATTAAGCCAATGTTAGACAAGACATACGATTATCCAATTCAAATAGTAAGAAAGCCTGGTGATTAATGGCACGCAAACCTGTAACCAAGGGTGGTCCTAGACCAGATATTAAGGACTATAAAGGCTTGCCAAATGGTCAGGCTTTATTTGAAGAAGATATTGCTAAGTGGCAGAAATTAAACGTTGGAACGCCTAGTGCGACTTCACCCGCTACACAGCCAGGTGGTGCTGTAGTTCCAGTAGATTCTTTAGAGTCTGATACTGTGGTTAAGTCTGGTTCGGTAAGAACTGACTGGAAATCATTTATTGATGGTTCTTTTAATCTTCAAGAAGGCGATGCCAAAATAGGTGGAACGCCTTATGTTACTGGCAAAATAGAAAAATATGGTGAAACTCCTACACCTATAGTTATTTTGCCATCTTCCGATGGACAAGGTTTTAATGTAGTGCCGCGTGAAGAGTTACTACAACAAATTGTAACTAGCATCAAAAAAGACCCCAATAATATTACTTATTGGAAACAACAGTTACAAAATTATTATCGCTCTCAAGACGCATTTACGACATCACTTCGTGGTGGTCCAGTAACTGATAAAGATACAGAGTTTATTTATGCTTTGCGTAGAGCGCTTAGTGAAATTAGCGCGGATAATTTTTCTGCTGGCGCAAGTAATGTTAATGCAGGAAGGTTAAACACTACTGGTTTTTATGATGTTAATACTTGGATTCAAAGCAGACTTGTTGTTCCAGGTAAAACATCTACCAGTACAAGTGAAAGTGCTTTTACTAAAAAGGCAGATGCTATTGCTGATTTTATGCGGGAAGTTCAGATACAGGTTGGTGACCCTAAACTTGTAGATAATGTAGATGCTCTTGCTGAGCAATACTGGTTAAAAGTAAAATCTGAAGAAGAAAAGCGCAAGAGTACTAGGGTTACTACGACTGACCCCATTACTGGCAATACTATTTCTATAGGCACTGGCTATCAAATGCCTTCTGCTACATTGCTCAAAGAATGGCGTATACAGTTTATTACCAAAGGCGCTATTGAAAAAGATAAAGTTATTTCTACTGGTATTAGAAATGTAAAACCCCTAGACCTGCAAGATGCTGGCGGTGAAATGGGAGATAACTATACTAAATTAAAAGGTTATTCTCTTGAATATGGCGTAAGACTAAGCGATGAAGACCTAAAGAAAAAAGCAGCGGAAGCCTCATTGCCTGGTGGCTCTATAGAAGAACAGCAAAGAAGTATTCAGTTGGCATCACGGGCATTATATAAATCATTAGCACCATATATTGAAGGCGGATTAAAGGTTAAAGATATTGCTAGCCAATTTATGAGAGCAAAAACTAATGAACTGGAATTGTCCGAGGGTGAAGTAGACATATTTGACCCAGATGTCCAGGCTGCTATTTCGGGAGATAAATTGCCAGGAAGTCTTGATTACTTAATGCAGATTAGGTCAGACCCCAGATACCGCTTTACAAAGAAAGCCAATGAAAGTGCTGCTGGATTTCTAGATACTCTTCTTAAGATGTGGGGGAAGGTGGGTTAATGCCTAGATACTACGAAGATTATGATGTTCCTCCTTCAGTGCAAACAGCAACTGCTAAAGCCGAAGATGTAGCAGAAAAAACCAGAATTAAACAAGCGGCTGCATATGCTAAAAGTATTCAGCCACCAGTAGGTCTTGGTGCTTCTTTAGCAGCACTTCAAAGGTCTATTGATGCAAGTAAGGCTACTTCAGCAAAACAGACTCAAGTTCTTGCTGAAGCACAAATGGATGTTGGCGCTGCTGCTGAAGCACAGATACAAGCAAGGGCAGATGCGGAAAAAATTGCTGCTGAGACTGGCGCAAAGATAGACCCTAATACTGGAAAAATTACACCACCTTCTATCTCTACTTTTCCTAAAGCAGGAACTGTTTTACGTTATCGTGCTGGCAGGGCTGGCTTTAGAATTCCTATTATTGCCGATGGCAAGGGTGGAGAATATGAAGGCGCAGAAGTTGCCGACCCAGACTATAAACCAGGTGGCGGTGGAAATCAATTTGTAGAGTACGAATACTCTAAAGATTTTAAGAAACGCCGTGCTAAGTATTTTAATTCTGCTACTGGTGCATTTTCCTATGGTGAGTGGGAAGACAGTCCTATGTCTAAGGAAGACTATGACGCACAACAGGCAAAGATTCTTGCAGAAGAACAAGCACTTAATCAAAAACGAGATGCTTTTGCCCTTATTGAAGCCACTATGCGTTCTTATGGTTTTACTGAAGATGAGTTAAAAGAATTAAATACTTATATTCAGGCTGGGTTATTAAACCCTAAACTAGGTCCTGAGCAAATGGTATTGCAGTTAAGACAATTACCTGTATATAAAGCACGTTTTGCTGGCAATGAAGAACGTAGGGCTAGAGGTCTAAATGCACTTTCAGAGGCTAATTATTTATTGCAAGAAAATGCTTATGCGGAGACATTAAGACAATATGGGCTACAAAGATTTGTTACTCGTGGTCAATTTGCTACTTTTATTGGTAATGATATATCTAATACAGAAGTAGGTAGACGTGTTAAAACCGCTGTAGAAAGATTACAGATGGGTGACCCAGCCATATTAAGACAGTTGCGTAGTTATTATGCAATTACAGACTCTGACATAGTTTCTTATTTCTTGAATCCTAAAGAAGTATTACCTGAACTAGAGGCTAAAGTTACTACTGCTGAAATCGGTGCTACTGCTGGGCAGTTTGGATTAGATACTGGTTTAGCAAGAGCATCTGACTTAGAACGTTATGGTGTTGACTTAGAAAGAGCACGTCGTGGTTATAGCAATATTGCACAATTGTTACCACGTACCACTACTTTAAGTGATATTTATAAACAAGCAGGAATTGACTATACCCAAACAACTGCAGAAGAAGAAGAGTTTAAGGGATTAGCATCTGCTAAAAGAGCCAGAGAAAAACTTTCAGAACTTGAAACTGCCGCATTTAGTGGCAGAAGTGGTTTAGGTAGAACATCGCTAACTGCTCAAGCAGGCGGCGCAATCTAGATTCCCGACGTGGACCAACCAGCCCCACGCGGTGTATAAGACTGGTAGCAAGAGCCAACCTGTTTACCCCTGAACAGAATTGTGGCTTGCGACTAACTAACGATAGAAAGGGTGGTTGCTATGAGCAACAACTACTGGGATGATGAAGAAGACGACCAAGATACACCAGACCATCAACTGTCTGGCGATGACTTAGTTAAGAAACTAAGAAAAGCCAAGCGTGCTGATGAGAAGCGTATCAAGGAACTTTCCGAACAACTTGAAGGATTCCTCAAGGAGAAGAAGGAAAAGACCGTCGCTGATGTCCTAGCAAAAAAGGGAGTAAACGCTAAGGCTGCAAGACTTATTTTGAAAGATGTGCAGGAAGCCACTGAGGAGTCTATTGACTCTTGGCTCCGTGATAACGGAGATTTAATCGGCTATAACCCACAGGTTCAGAATGAAGATACGCAGCAGAATCTTGCGACTTTGCGTCAGCAAGACATTCTTACCCAAGGCGGAATTGCTCCAGACAAAGCCGTAGACCTAGAGCGACAACTAGAAAATGTTGACTCTATGGATGATTTAATGAATCTTCTACGCAATTCCTAATCCGTTCATAGTCACTTGGAGGTGACAACTCAATGGCTAATGCCTATACCGATACAGGCTCTACCTCTCTAGGTGGAACCACTGGTAGTGCAGGTCTAGTACAGAAGGCGTATGACCGTCTTCTAGAGTTTGCTCTCCGTTCAGAACCACTACTTCGTTCTGTCGCAGACAAGCGTCCTGCTCGCCAAGCATTCCCAGGTTCAACCGTTGTTCTACAACGTTACGTTGACCTTGATGCAAAAACCTCTACTTTATCTGAGACAACAGACCCAGATGCAGTAGCGCTCACAACCCCAACTTCCGTCACTATTACTCTTAATGAGTACGGTAACGCAGTTCTTGTAACCCGCGCTCTTGAGTTATTCTCACTCGCAGATGTAGACCCAGCAATTGCAAATATCATTGCATACAACCTTGCTGATTCTATTGACAACGTAGTGTCAACAACCCTTACAAACGGAACAAACGTAATTTACGGTGGTGCTCGTACTTCTACAGCAACCATCACCGCAACTGACACGATTGACTCAGCAGACATCCGCAAGGCTGTTGCTAAGTTGCGTGCAAATAAGGCTAAGGCTCGCCGTGGCTCTTATTTCTGGTGCGGTATTCACCCAGAAGTTTCACACGACCTTCGTGCAGAATCTGGAAACCTCGGCTGGAACTTCGTTCACGCACAAACTGCACCTGCTGCAGACAAGATTTGGGCTGGCGAAATCGGAGACTACGAAGGTGCATTCTTCGTTGAATCTTCACGTATCCCATCTGCTAAGGATGGTGCAGACCAGACCGCTCTTACTACAACCGCTGTAACTGTTGCAGGTACTTCAGCAGGCTTCACCTTTGGTGTTGCTTCGTCTTCAGTAATTGCATCTCGTGCAGAAGTTGGCGATAAGATTGCTGGAACTGGTATTGCTTCAGGTGCAAAGATTTCTGCAATCAGCACAACTGGCTCCACCACAACCATTACTGTAGACACAGCGAACACCGCTGCTGTTACTGCTACAACAACTGTAACTGTAACTCCAGTAACCCGTGTATTTGATACTCTCCTCTGCGGACAGCAAGCACTTGCTGAGGCTGTTGCAGAAGAACCACACATCGTTATCGGAAACGTAACCGATAAGTTGATGCGCTTCCGCC